GGTTAAATGGTATGACTAGGTCGGCAACAGTCGATGTTGTTGGGTTAATCATGACATGGTTAAGTGTAGTAGCAAAATCAATTCCAAGGGCATACTTGTCGTCAAATGCTGCTTGTGGCACACCAGGTTGGTAATAGACAACAACTTGGCCTTGGTGCATGCGAGTACCATTGATTTGTACACGCACACGGACACTTTTAAATGCAAAGAAGCGATGAAAATCAATTGCAATACGTGAATATTGATTAGATATAAGTTGGAAAGGTACTGCAAGACGTGCAATTTCATAACCACGATTTTGTGTGGTCGTCCAATCAACAGTGGTGGTATAACCTGTACGAAACATAGTGGCAGGCATAGTCCAAGGACGTTCTGGCATATGTGTTCTGGTTAGGTTTCGATTACTCCGAGGGGTGAGTCGAGACTCCTGTGCAGGGCGGTGTTCTTTGACAGTAATTCCGCCACGAGTCATTGTGTCAGCTTCAGGATCAATGTCTTCAACGACTTCACCACGTGCAACACCAAGCATAGCAGTACCGGGGATAAAATATGGGAATCCTGTAAATACGCCGGTTCTAAATGTGTCACCAGCAGCAACAAAGATACGAACAGTAATAGGGTTGGCATTGACATTAGTAATAGAAATACGAGCTTGCATAATAGGTCCACCTTCAGGTGTAGCATATGGTGTATAAACGCTGGACAAAGATGATAAATATGGTATTTCAAAAGACATTTGTGGTACTGTAGGACCAAGCCATTTGTTGGCAAGAGCAACTGGTTTTGTGTTATCAATATTTTCATTAGCAGCATAAACAACAACTTGTGCAAGATTATTCAAAGCAGGCATAGAAAAATACAATTTAAAACGCATAGTTCCGCGTTGTAAGCGGGTGCAAGAATACATAAGGCGCAACCATGGATGTTGAGCAAATAAATCATTTACATCAAGTACAACAGTAGAATTTGGAGCAATTTCAGTGGTGGCATTAGGTATGTTGACAAAACGTCGAATTGTGTCTCGCAAATCAGCGAGTTCAGTAGAAAATTGATCATTTGCACGTCGCATTATAGCGCCATGCCTGTGGATTGTGACATGATCTTCTTCACCAAGCTTCTCGGTTGAAGCTTCACCGTGGACATCTCCGCACGCGGTGCCAAGGTGTCTGTTGTTGGTGACGCGGTTCCGTTTGTTGCGAGCAAAAAGTATGGAATCTTCGGGTTCTTCTACAAAATATGCACGATAGACTGTATCAATAGTATCAAGAGCATTATAGGTAACAACATCAGAAGTAACATCTTCAATTGATAATGTAGTTGTGGTGAAAGTATCAGGCATGTTAGATATCAAACCGGGTCCTTGTGCACCAGCAAAATTGGTAAGTGCCAATGGTGCAATGGCTGGAGCAGGGTCAGTATATGTAGCAGGTATAGCAGTATATTGTGTAAGTTTGTTTGCAGTGAGGCCTGAAAAGGTATCAGCAAGTGTTTGTGTGTTAAGTCCAGTAAGACCTGATGTTATTTGTGGTCCAAGTGTTGGGAAATCAACACCACCAATGGTGCGCTGGTTGCCAAGCATTTCTTCTACAACAGTGTTTGCTGCGTTCCATGCCCAATTTACAACGGCGTCTTTAGCTTTAACGAAGATGGTAGAGAAAATGTCTCTTTCGTCGCTGGTTGTAAAATGTGCGCGTAGACGAGTGCTACCGGTGGCAGCAGTAGTGTGCATTCCGGCTTTGAATGCAGCACAATTCATCTCATGATTTGGAGCAGTGGAAGTGGTTCCGTTCTGATCTGAACCACCAATGATGTCGTCAAAGACCATGTTG